TTATATCACATTTGTTAGGATTATGACGACTATTGCGCCGATGATTGAACCTATGATTGATGGATCCATCAGATATGCCCCTCCTTTCTATACCATTCAACGATGCGCACAGTTGCCTCAACGTCATTGATTGAGCGGTGTGCGCCATCGATTTTTGTTCCGAACAGCTCCTCGTGGATGTCGCCGAGCTTGCGCATTTTGCCCCAAACTCTTTGCCCCACCTCAACTGTGCAGATGTGTTGCGGAGGCCATGGGAACTTAGTGACCCTGTCAAGCCTCTCCAATTCAAACTTTAATATCTTGCGGTCAAAAGGCAAGTTGTGCGCGACAATAGATTTCTGCCCCAAGAAAAAATCACACAGCTGTTCAGTGTAAGCCACAAAAGGCTTTTCATCCTTCAACATGTCGTCGGTGATGTTGGTGATCTTTATAATCTGTGGGTCAAGCAGATGCCCAGGATTGCAAAAGAACTCAAGCCTGTCAACTTCCTCAAGAGTTTCGTCGTCCAGCTTCAATGCACCGAACTCAATGATCTTGGGTTGGATGTCTAGGTCAGAACCTTCCGCTTTGGGCAGACCTGTCGTCTCTAAGTCAAACACAATCATTTCTTCACTCCGCTGTCTAGCGACTCAAGCATGAATGCATAAACACCTAAGTCATGAACAGAGTCTTGATGGACTCTGGGCCAACCTTGGGCATAGCGTGTCAGCTTCGCAACAATCATATTAACAACACCAAACCTATTCCAGTCTTCAACACTGTTCAACTTGATCCCATCAGGAAACAAAGCTGTCATAACCTCGCCATGTTGAAGGTAATTGTCGCCATAGGTTTTATTGCGCTCACGGAAAGTGTTGAGAGCAGCTTCCATGCAATCAATCGGGTGCTTAGGTTGCCCTGACTTCCTGATCTTCTCCGCAATATCCGCTATTGTTTTCTTTCTGTCCGTCGCTGTATCCATCTCTGTATGCCTCCTCTTTTTGATCACGCAGTTGAATTTTAAGTTTCTCTATTTCAGCCTCATACTCGTTGGCTCGGTCAAAAGCCTGTTCAAGCTCCCAACGCATTGTTGGCAGGATGTCGAATATTCTGGCGATCTTTTGGCGGTCGAATTCAATGTCGTTGCCTATGATACGTAACTCCATCAATAACCTCCTTCCGCAACCTCAAGGCAAGTCAAACCCTCGCCCCTCCACATGTCAACAACTGACTTCCTGTCCTCAAGGATGAGCCAAATGTCTTTGAACTCAAAGTTCTCTTGATACAGGTCAAACTTGACTTCGTGGTCGTGGCGGTTGTCGCCTTCTGCACGCATCAATAGTTCGTCGCAAGGAATCTCGTTAGCATGCAACCACTGTTGGGTCTCGTGTCTGACTGACTCATCACGCGCAGTCATAACCACAATCTTGGTTTCACCATCAGTGCCTAGGTGCCGCACGAGATTGCAGATGTTTTCAATTGGCTTGTCTTTCAAACCCTCTTTATTGAATTCATCATACTTGCGTTCTTTGATAAGTTTGATGCGATGGGAATAATCGGACAGTGTTCCGTCCAGATCAACAATAACTACACGCTCGTAGGCTGTAAGAACCATTGTGGCACCTCCGTGTTTTTCCATTTTGCGAAACGAGCTTTCGCTCCATTGTAATAGTTGCGGTATGCAGTGACAGGCGAATCAGCCTTGTATTCGTCGGGCATACATTGCGGGATAGGCGTAAGCATTCCTACGTTAATGTGCATAGGGACAAGAGCCAAGAATGGCAGCATTGCTGCAGTCTTATGATCTTTTCCGTAACGACGAGTGTATTCTTTGCACAACTCGCTGAGCAGACCTAACGCCCAATAGTAGTTGGCTGAGGACTCTCTGACCCAGATTGCTGATGGGTGGTTCTGGTGGGTCGTTTTATACAACCCAACCTCGTCAGCCCAAGAGTCGCCATCAATGATTCGGTGCGCAGTGCATAACAGCTGAGCAGTCTCGAGGATCATTTTGACGCAGTGCTTGTCGCAGTGCATGCGAGCAGCAGTGACAGGACTTTCGTCCAGATAAAATATGTTCATGTTCTGTTCCTTTCTCAGTGTCATTAGTTTACTTGAAGCCGAGCCATTTGAAAAGCCTTTTCCACCATGGCATGGGCGAAACATCCTCAAAACTTGCATCCCCGAACAAAACATTCAATCCAGGTTCAAGCTCTTTGGCTAAAGAAGCACGACTATTCAACACGACTGGTGCACGCTTGTAAACAATGTAGTTAAGCTGAGGTTGAGTCAGCTTATACTTTTTCTTTGTTTTCATGCGGCCATGTTCTTTGTTGTGAGCGTAAATCTCTCTGATCATCTTGTCTGTATATTTCATCTCTGCCTCCTATCCGTTCAGAGCTTTTGCCATCGACGGAGCTGCCCACTCGGTCGGTGTTAAGAATGGTTCTGCCCATGGGTGAACTTTGACGACCTCGCCGACCATCAACTTGAACACCTCTTGATATTCGCCTTGGGCACGTGGGGAGAGGCGTGACTTGGCCATCTCGTGAAGTGTGCGCAGATTGAACTTGGCGACGATGTTGGTGTGGATGTTGGTTGGCAATACGCCTCGTGCATCCTCTGCTGGGACGTGTTCCCGTAACAACTGGTAAGCCTCGTTGATTTGAGCCATTGCCTGAGCGTAGATAATGTTGGCCTCAGGATTTGCTTCAATGCGTGGGGGAGTGTAATATCCGAACCCTGCCATGTCAACTGTGCGTTGCGATTGTTGGGCGTATGAGCCTTGACGAGTGCGAACGAACTGGTGGGTGAAGCCTCGTGTCACTTCGCGCACATTGAACGTATAGTCAATGAACTCCCAAGATGACTTGATTGTCTTCAACATGTAATCAAGCTCGTCCTGCTTTTTATCCCACGGCCACTTGCTCACCTTTTCGTAAGCGTTATCGTCGTCCATGAGACGAGTATTCTTTGTGAACAATAGCACATTTACTGCATCGTCCGTGTAGCTAATCAATTCGACTTTCATGTGTTTTCTCCTTTCTGAGAGTGCATCATTCGCCCATAGTCGGATTTGGAGCGGATGAATCTTTCGACGTGCTGAATGTCATCAACAACATCGTCCATCAACAGTTGGCGCCATGTGGCGAATCTGCCGACAGAATAAATATTATATTTGGTTGTCATCTCATATATGAACTGCTTGCGCAAGTCTTCGTTGATCGGTTGGATCTTGCCATACTTTTGAGACGACTGTTTCATGTCAACGATTGAGTAAGGCTTGATGCCGAAGTCGTCCATCAACACTTCCATGAGGTGTGGGCCAATTGACCCATCAGGCTCTTTTATATATTCGCTGATCACGATGTCACCCACGATTGATATGCGGTAAAATGGCACGAGTGGGTCGGGGTAGTATATGGTTTGATAAATGTCACACTCTGGCGATTGAATGCGACCTGTGCGCGTCCAGATCTGTTGCGAGGGGAACTCAGGTCGGTCTTGCCAATCAACAATGTGCATCAATGCGGGCATTGGTATGGTTGAGATTATTGGTGTGTTGTTAATTACATGGCTGTGAATTTTATCACTGTCTAGCTCAAAGCTGTAACCGATGTTCAGAGGCTCTGCCATCTGCGAGATCAAGTCCCATGGCGCAATGTAACGCTCAACAGGATCAAGATTGTTGATTGATCTGTTCAGAACTGAGCCTGTGACCTTTTGCGAATACAAGTTGCTCAAAAACAAGTTTGGTGTTGTTGTCAGCTTGCCATCGTATTTGATTGCCTTTTGAACTTTGACCTTTTTAAAAGGTATGGCGCAAGCTCGGGAAACCTTGTCAGTGCGGAAGCGCAGAAGTGCACCATGGTTGTTCGGCAACGAGTCTTGGGACTCAACTATCTTAGGGTTGAGCGACCTGAGCATGTGCCCTGCTAAAAGTCCTGCCAGACCTGCTCCGTATACAAATGGGTTGCTCATGTCTCAAACTCCGTCTCACTATGCTCAAGCATTTTCTCTAGCTTGCGCTCTGTTCTTTTTGCCACTGCGTGGGTGGTCACTGCGGGTGGGTAGCCTTGTTCCATCGGGAACGAAGAATCCTTGACCAACCTCAAGAGCAATTTAATCTCAAGGTCAGTCAAGGTCGGCATGAAGCATCGGCGGCAGGGCACTAGCCCACCACCTTTGCGTAGCCTTTTTCAATATCCCATGCGAGGTCTTGACGACGACCACCTGCGTGTAGATAATCTTCGTATGACACTGGGCCATCTGCGTTCAGCAAGATTCCCATTGAGTGGAACCCATGAGTGTTCTCACGACGAGGGTTCTTATCACAATTTGCCTTGATCATCTTGCCCTCATAGCCTGACGCACGGCCACGCTTCTTTTTGTCATTGACTGACTTAACTTTTACTTCAACGACATTATCAGTGATAGCATCCACTGGTTTTTCTCCTTGTTTTGCATTGATGTGTTCAAAGGGTGTGGCTTCGACAGGAATGTCTTGAGCCAATTTCAAAATCCTCGCTGCACCTGTGCGGGTGTCAGAGAACCTTTTAACTGCGACTTTTGTGTTGTTGTTGTAAACTCTTACAATGCCTTGGTTTGTGGTATTGCGGTTTTCAAGCAACTCGTCAACAGAGCTGAAAACAACCAATCCATTACCCATCTTTTGAGCAACGCTCTTAGAGCTGAATGCACGGATTGTGTTTTGTTTGTAGTCGATAGCAAATGCTTTCATGGTTTGTTCCTTTCCTTTCTCAGTCTTGTTAGTATCTCTCTTTTTGACAGATAAGGCAACAAAAAAGTTTGAAGATTCTGATTTTTGTTTTCATTGTTTTCAATCACTTACATCAGAGAACATAATGTCTCAAATTTCTGGGTCGCACTAGATACAAGTTTTTGCGTGCTCTTGTCAGCGCAACATACCACACTCTGTTCTCCTCGTCGGTGTGGGAGTTTTCCCAACTAAGCTTGCCCATGTCAGTTGTCAACACAACATTGTCAGCCTCACCACCTTTGGACTGGTGGATTGTTGAAATTGTAATGCGAGGCTTGTCAGAAAACTTTTCTCCATTGCGTAAGCACGAACGCAGATATTCACGCTCGTCGGGTGCAATGCCGCGCAACATGCTCATCCAATCAATGTTCTTTGCGTCCTCAGGCAATCCCAAATCACTCAACCCATAAGTCTCTTGACGTTCAAGTTTGACATTGAACCCAAAGAACTGTATGAGATTCTTGGCCTCATGTAAAGGGATCTTTTTGTCTTTGCGGAGCCTTTCCCAACTCATGATGGCTTTTGTTTCTTCTGACTCAAGAGAGTGCTGACCATTGTAAGAATATGCAAAGCCTTGTTGACGAGCTGCTTGGCGATATCTGTTCAAGAGATATTTTGAGCGAGTCATGCAGAGCCATGTGCCTTCATTCTTAAAATCAATCTGCTGCTCATCAGCTATCCAGTCAACTGTGCCTTCCTCAGTTTTGGGTGACCATGGCTTTTGGTAGCGGTGCTTGATGCGGTCGACAACATTCGAGGCCATGCGGTGAACTGAACGAGGGATGCGGTAACTCTGGGGCAAGACGAGCCTGTCGCCTTTTAAATTTAGGAACTTGTTAACATCAGCACCAGCCCAACCAAAGATTGCTTGGTCGTCGTCGCCAGCTATGTAGACTTCAGATGCCTGTTGGGAGGCCAATATTGCCATGCGGTATTGGAGGCTTGATAAGTCTTGCGCCTCGTCAAAAATGCAGATGTCCACTGGGAGCGTAACATTGTAGTTCTGGAGCATGTCCGTAAAGTCGAGGAGCGAGTTTTCTCTTTTGTAGGTTGCGAGTGCTGAATGATATTGCTTGACTGCATGGAGGGTCAGATCATTTGTTGGGGTGAGGTGATATTGATCTTGCACTGAACGCAGACCGACACGTGCCAATGATTCAATTCTTGAGCATTTATCGCCAAGGCCATCTCCAGTGTGGATACCTATATCTTCGTCGTAAATGCCCTTGAATTCAACCCCCAATGCTTTGCCTAGTTTGCGATAGTGCGCATTGGTCATAACCTCGTCTCTTTGCAGACCTAACATTTTGAAAGCCAAAGAGTGAAGTGTTCTGAAGTATGGGAATCTCCCCTCGTCAAAACCAAACTGTGCCATGGCGCGTTCCTGCGCTTCGTTGGCTGCCTTGCGGGTGAATGCAAGATAAGCTATGCGCTCGGGTGGTATGCCTCGGCTGAGTGCATCTTCAACTATCCTCAGTAGGGTCGTGGTCTTTCCAGTTCCTGGTGGACCTAATATGATTTGCACTCTTCTCACTGTTTATTCCTTTCTCAACTATGACTCTGTTACAAGATCCACAAAATGCCTTTTCAGGCTCGTCGTCGTAAACTCTGCCACGCGTCTGCTGTCCGCAAAAATCACAGTCAACAAACTTTTCATACAACTTTATATAATGCATCAAAACTCCTCCGTCACTGCACTCGGGATCTCCAGCTCATCATCGTCTGCGTAAAACTCTGGTGCTGGCACTGACCATACTTTAACTGGTTTTTGTTTGATGCGGAAAGTCTTTCTGTCGCCTCCTAGCGTTCTGAGCCAAGACCAAATTTGGTGTTGTGATGGGTAGCGGAAACGTCTTGCGTCCAGATATATGAACAAGTCCTCTGAGCGGAAGTAAACTTTTTCCTCGTCCGAGTCGTGCCATGGCTTTGCGTTCATTATCTCGTCACGATGGCGGGCTTGAACCTTACCAGTCAAGAAGCTGTCAAGCATCTTTTCAAATTGACCTTGGGGTGATGCATCGTCGGGATCTTGTATCACCTCAACAGTGCTCAGCAACTCGTTGATGCGTTGCTCCCACCTTTGAACAGGCATTGTGCTTGGGCATTTGTTCAGCTTTTCTATACACAGCCTTTGCAGCTGACGCTGATCAAGCAACTGTTGGGTCGTGACTTCAATGCGCTCACCTTGTATCTCAATATACCAACGCACTGACGAGCGGTTCTCAGTTTCATATTTCGTGATTGCGTCAATCTCTATTGATTGGCCTCCACCAACCCCACCAATGCCGAACTCACGCTTCATGCACTTGGACTTCTCGCAATAGTTGCAGATTGGTGCTGACTTGCAGGTGTATGCGTATTCTTTTTTTGAGACTGATTTAATTAGGCCATTGACCTCGCCTGATGGGAGAGGCTCGGGCAGATGCTCATAGTTGAACCTCATCAGATCTTCCTGCCAGTCGTCAGGATTCTTCTTGCGGTAATAAACGCCCACATTGAACAAAGAGATGTTTCTTCCACCTTCAGGAAAGCCCATTGTCATTATGTGTTGAAGGCAAGGTGGACCATCCTCAAACTTATTTGTCAGCTCAGGACTAAAATTTTCAAGAGCCTCATAGGTCGTGCGCTTCTTTTCAGCTAGGTCAAGAAACTGCTCTAGGCTTTGGGGTTTGCCTTTGTGGATTGCGTAGCGTTCGCTCTTGTCACCATCCCAATAGCAAAGGTTGATCCAGTTGCCTCTGTCGCGTTCATTGGCGCGAGATATTTGCTTGGGGAAAATTTCTGCACCACCGTAGCCTAATGTTGCTGCGAACTCGTTCAGCTTGGCGACCATGTCAACAGCTGCAATAGCAGGTTCACAAAAAAGGTAAAGATGAGCACCTCCTGACTTGCTCCTGCATAAAACGAGTGGCGTCTTCTCAATCTTCTTTTCAAGTTGCTCAAGCGACTCATTCAGCTTAACATCGCCTCGGATGTCAATATCAATGACCCCAAAGTTGCACGCATTGTTCTGGCGCAACATGATGATGCCTAGAATATAATCACCACCATTGAGATGCGCTTCAAAGTTTTGTTGGGTCGCGGGTTCGCTAACTGTTACTGCTCGACCTGACATTTTGCCGTCGGCCTCTGTCTTCTGAACTCTGTATTGGCCGTGCGCAAGCTCGTAGCCTCTGAACAGGTCCATGAATCTTTTTACTTGATTGGGCTTCATCCTCGGTTCCTTTCTGAAGTGAGGAGAGCAGAATGCCGATGTTAACGAAAATTAACCCTGCTCTCCCCCAACGACGCCAATTTACATTACGTCGTTATCCTCAGACGCGGACTCTGGTGATACCTTTACTTCACCTGCAGCGACTTGTGCTTTAAACTCACGAGCTGCTAGGTAGATTGCCTTGCCGTTAGGCAAGTTGTTAATGATGCCGCCAGACTTGGCGTCGAACATTTGCTTCACTGACCATCCGAACCAAGAGCCTAGGTCGTTTTCTTCAGGCACAGTCGACAGGTTGTAGGCGTTCCAGAACATTGCTGGGTTAAGTGTGCCTTCGCCTGATGGGTGAGGGATCTGAAGGCGATTGATCATTGAGTTCCACTGACGAGCTTTTTTCAGCTGCGACTTCGACATGCTCAAAAGAGCCGGTGAGTAGTTCCCATCCGCGTCAACAACGAACACGAAGTATTCGCCTGTCGGCACAATCTCATTGCCCTCAGCAGTCAGATATTCACCTCGGTCACCGCGTGAACAACCCTCAAGACAAGCAGAGTCTGGCCCATGGTCAGCGGCCAATCCACCGCGATCAGCTTTCCACTCAATGTGCGCGCGACGATAGCTGATTGGGATCACTGTGATGCCTTCTTCACCGTCGAATGCCTGAGCTGCTACGTTGTCAAGAATCATGCCTGCTTCAGCACCTTGAACATATGCACCGTCACGCTTGTTGACTTGGGGTGACATTTGTTGCAACACGCTCAGGCGTGGGATCATAAGATCCTCTTGGGTCATGCCCTCTGTGCCTTTGCCTGCGTCTTCAATCAGGATTGAATCGTCGAATGCAACTACATTGTTGCCAGTTTCTTTTTTTGCTACGTTTGCCATGATTAACTCCTTATGTTGGCTATGCGACCTGTGTAAACACGGAACAGGTCAAGATCGACTTCTTTGCCCTCTGCTAGTCGCTCTTTAATAAAAGAGTTGAGCGAACTAGGATGGACTCCGACGCCTCGTTTGTAATGCATATGACGATTGCGAAGTTCGTTAGTGAACTCATTGCACGCGTCATCCTCATTACGACCAAATTGAACCTCAACATTACTTTTGATTAGGTCTGCGCCACCATTCTGACGTAGCCATTCAAAGCACTGCTGTTGGCGAATGCTGAGTTCGTCCTTGTCGTCACCCTTGGCGCGATCTATTGCACCTTGGGATGGGACTGACCCAGTAATCACATCTTTGATTTCAACTTTTGAACCATTGGTCAAAGTGAAGTCTCGGATGTTCAGTTCCTGCATTAAATCAGGCAAGTCATGTTCAGCCAACATTTTGAGATCCTGCTTTTTTTGCTTCAATGTATCTTCAATGCGATTAATCTCATGGGCGAGATCTTGCATCTTCCGAGCCATATCTGCAACTGCACCAAGTTCGTTTGACGCTGGTGCCACGTCCTCAAGCAGATCTACTTCTTTCATAGTCTCCTACCTTTCTCAGTTCGAGAGCTACAGGCATATACCAACCTTTACGGCGATCCCTTTCACCCTCCTCGATATTGCGCTCCCAACGTAGGATACGCACGATTGGTGACAACTCGCTCGCAATCATGCACACTGTCATGGCTGCAATTGGGTCACCACCTCCAGGCCAAAGCACATAGTCCTCTGGCGAGAAGTCCTTCATAATTCTGCGAGCTTTTTGTATGCTGGGTCCAGGAACATATTGAGGCTTGTCTTCAGGTTCAAAAACTACCTCGAGCGTTCCATACCTCGTCGCATCACTCAAGTCAGGCACCCAACCAAATTTATTCTTGACGGGTCGGTTGACTACATAAACCTTAGGCATCTCATCTCCTTTCTCAGTGGAACTTTACTATGCCTCGGAAAGATTAAAAAGGAAAGAAGAATTTTTCAAAGAAGCACATCGAACCCAAACTTTCTTTTTTAAACCAACGACGAAACCAACGAAACCAAAGATTTAGACACGAGTTGTTTTTGGACCCGTCCTTGGCCTCTTTATTATAAGGGGAAAATTTGGGTTGTTGTTTGTGTGTGAAAAATTTCAGGATTTGTGGTTTCGTTGGTTTCGGCATGGCGCAAGTCTCTGGATTTAAAAGGAAAAACAGGCGTTCCCAGACTCAAAAACATGGGGAAACGCAACCCAGACTCTGGGAACTTTTTTACGTGTATCTTGTAAGTGACTGTAAACAAAGGGAAACAATTTTGCTTTCTTCATAACTTTTTTGTTGCCTTTTGATCAAAAAAGAGAGAGAATACCTTATCAACTGAGAAAGGAACTAACCAATGATTACTCGCTACAAAATTCAAGCCAACTTCATCGTGTCTCGTGATGGTGTTTATTCTGATCTTACCGAAGACCGTATTGATGAAGCTTTCAGCACTGAGCAAGAGGCTCTTGATTATGTCAAGACTTTGCCTGTTAAAAAGCAGATGGGCGAATACACTCGCGACTATCAATACAAAGTTGTAGCCATTGACTACACTCACGCGAACATGCATGGGTGGAGCGATGTGACTCCTTTTGAGATTGTTCGGGTTGTTTCCCCTAAGACTATTGAGGTCAGAGCGATGATTGCTGAAAAAAACGAAAGTTTTAAGCCAGAGATTATTCCTGGAGGCTTTGCGGGACATTGCGTTAACCAAGGCCAACAAAAATGGAACTACAAGTCAGCACCCGAGGGCATGGTGTTGCGTGCACGCTTGCGCAAAGACGGCAACTTCCATAGCAACTTCGGCAAGCACGTGCTGTCAACTGAGCCACGCAAGTTTTACGACTACAACTTTTGAGAAAGGAAACTATCATGTTTAACGAAAAAGACAAAGTCATCATCCGTGACCCTAACAACTTCTATTGTGGCCGAGAGGCCACTCTAGTTGTCAAGACTGATTGGCCTAATGTTTGGAATGCTCGCATTGATAACATCTTCTTTTGCATCAATGAGAAGAACATGGAGGCAGTGCAATGAGTGGGGCAACTGCACAAGAATTCACCCAGTGGGCGGCGAAAGCCAAAACCTGCACAATTGATGAGTTGAAGTTCATCATAAAAGATTGTCGTGAAGCGCAGATTGCGTTTCATGGCTGGAATCCTGAAAAGGAAAACTACTACTCTGACCAAAGGATGACCTTTGCGGATGAGCTGCGCAGGAGGCAAGCATGATAGATAAGATTGTGAAAGATGGCAAGGTTGCTGTTGCGGTGAGTTTTGATTATGGCGCTGGGTGGTCAACTTGGAATAAGGTTGATCCGATGGATGCAAGGTTCAATCGGCTGTTCCTTGAAGGTAAGTATTATGAGGCTGAGAATCTTTGCAATGATTTGGAACTCGGTTGTGAGCTCGGTGCAAAAGATGTTAAGATAGTCTGGGTCAATCAAGGCGAGAAGTTCATCATCACTGAGTATGATGGATTTGAGAAAATCAAGTTTGAAAAAGATTTTGAATGGAGGCAAGCATGAGCAATAAAATATTAGGTAGAGTCTTAACATTCCTCGGTTGTGCATTTTTCGGAGTCTTGTTCGCTTTCGTTATCATTAACTGGTTTTTGGGTTGTGAGACTTGGGACGAACAATACTGGACGTATGAAAATTCTTGCGTTACACCTGCGATGATTGTTGATTCCTTGGCCAAAGGCGACTAACATTGAAGTAGGATACATGTTGATCTCCGTTATACTGCTCTGATTCAGAGCCTCAAAACTAGCCTCCTGAAAATGGAGGCTTTCTTTTTGCCAAAAAATCAGCGATACTATTGACACTAAATCTTACAGTTGACCACTGAAACATCGGTCGAAAGGTAATAAATATGTCTTCAGAGCCTAAGAAAAGAGGTCGTCCGAGGAAGCCTAGGGAAGAAGAGGTTATTGTAAAAAGACCTGTGAAGATGGGTCAGCCTGTCAAACCAGATGCTTGGGACGGCAAATTCAAGTCAGTTGAGCCAATGAAACACCAGAAAAAGGCTCGGCAAAAGCCATACAAATGGAATCACCACGCAACAATCAATTGGATCATGGGCCAAGCAGATCCTGTTGGTTTTTTGAGCGATGTGATGGCTGGCAAAGAGATATTCCCTGTTTATGTTAAGGATCCTGACGGATTGGCCACAAAAGCTGGTAACATTTCCGCAGACCCAGAGTTACGCGTCATGGCCGCAAAGACCCTCCTCGGTAAATGCGTGCCTGATTTAAAAGCAGTGGAAGTAAAAGCACAGATTGAAGAAAGAAAAGTGCTAGACATAAGCAAACTGACGGACAATGACCTAAATGCAATTGAACGAGTTCTTGAACACGCTGTCATTGACGGAGATTCGAGCGGAGAAGATGAGGAGATCGTTGAAGGAGTTCACACGCAACTCTTGGCCAACGATTGAACCAGGACGCGAGTTTCACGACAACTGGCACATTGACGCAATATCTGACCACCTTCAGGCTGTAGTTGAAGGCGACATAAAGCGTTTGATCATCAATATTCCCCCTCGTCATATGAAATCAATCTCGGTGGCAGTTGCATTGCCCGCATGGACGTGGACCATCCAGCCGCAGAAGCGTTTCTTGTTTGCGTCATACGCATCATCACTTTCCGTAAGAGACTCGGTAAAATGTAGGCGTCTGATTGACAGCCCATGGTATCAAACTCACTTCGGCGAATCATTCAAGCTGACAGGTGACCAGAACCAGAAGCAACGCTTTGAGAACGACAAGACTGGCCACAGGATTGCAACTTCGGTTGATGGTGCGTTGACTGGTGAAGGTGGCGACATTATCGTGATTGACGACCCACACAATGTTCGGGAGGCTGAAAGCTCCGCTGTGCGGGAGGGTGTTCTGGAATGGTGGGATCAGGCGATGCAGACTCGTCTCAATGACCCAAAGACAGGTGCCTTCGTCATAATTATGCAGCGTGTTCATGAGAATGATTTAACAGGGCACATTTTGGCCAATGAGTATGATGATTGGGATCATTTGTGTTTGCCTGCGCGTTATGAGGTTGGTCATCCTTCGCATACGCGCTCATCTCTCGGTTTCACCGACCCACGCACTCGGGAAGGTGACTTGCTTTGGCCAGATCGTATTGACGAGCAAACTCTCGGCAATCTTGAGCGTTCGCTCGGCACTTATGCTGCTGCTGGTCAGTTACAACAGCGACCAATGCCCAAAGGTGGCGGTATTTTGAAAGCAGAGTGGTGGGTGCCTTGGGAAAGTGACGAGCTGCCTGAGATTGAATATGTGTTGCAATCTTGGGACACTGCATTCTCAACAAAAGAAAAAACATCATACTCCGCTCGCACAACATGGGGAGTTTTCAAGCGCAATGGCCAAATTAACGCTATAGTTCTTGATATGTGGTATGACAGAGTTACTTATCCAGAGCTGAGACGCATCGCGCAAGAGTCGTATGAGGACTTTGATCCTGATGCGGTGTTGATTGAGAAGAAGGCTTCTGGTCAAAGTTTGATACAAGATTTACGCATGGCGGGTGTGCCAGTTCTTGAATATTCACCAGACCGCGACAAGGAAGCAAGAGCCCATGCAAGCTCTGCTCTTTTAGAAGATGGCAGAATTTACTTTCCTTCTGACAAAAAATGGGCTAAAAATTTAATAGATATCTGCGCAGCCTTTCCTGCAGGTGACAATGACGATATAGTTGACACATGCACGCAGGCGTGGTTGCGACTACGGAAAGGTTGGTTTGTCACTCACTCCCAAGACTTTGAAGAGTATGACGACGAGCTGCCAAGAAAAAGGGTGACGATGTATGGCTAGACAACCCATCAAGATACAACCAGACGAGATTCCCTTTGCGGAAGCTGCTCCAGCAGATGATCTTCAGGTTGAGGCGTTTGGTGAAGATGAGGTTCTGATAGGCGACCCTGCACTTGACGATGTTTTTGCTGAACCTGAGATGGCGTTTGACGCTAACCTTGCAGAGTTCATTGACGAGCGAGAGCTTGACCGCAAGTCATCAATGCTTGTTAAATATTATGAAGGCGACAGGTCGGCGCGATCCGAGTGGGAAGAGCGTTACAAAAAAGGCTTGAAGACGCTTGACCCTGAAGGTGGGCTTGAGGAGTCTGAAGAAGAACGCGCATCACGCGGTCTGAGCACAGTTGTTCACCCAATGATCGCCGAGGCAGCTACTCAGTTCAACGCGCGAGCCATCGCCGAGTTGTATCCCGCAGGTGGCCCAGTCAAAACAGTCATCGTCGGCGAACCCAACGAAGAAACAGAAGATCAAGCTCGTCGTGTCAAAGACTTCATGAACTACCAAATCATGGAGCAGATGCCTGAGTATTTCCCTGACCTTGATCAGATGCTTTTCCACTTACCACTGGTTGGCCAGACATTCAAAAAGGTGTGGTGGGATTCAACGCTCAATCGCCAATGCTCAAAGTTCGTCAAAGCTGAAGACTTTGTTGTTGCGCCAGAAAGCACCGACATCCACACATCAATCCGCTACACCCATGTCATCCGCATGCCCAAAAACGACTACAATCGTTATGTTGAGGCGGGATGGTATCGCCCGACTGATTATTCAGGCGATGGCATTGACCCATCAGGCGACACAACCTTTGACATTGAAGGTGTGAACCCATATGCTGAAGATGCCCAAGACGAGGTCATGACCTTGTTAGAGATGCATGTTTACGAGGCGTTTGAGGGTGTTGACGGCATTGAGGACGAGGACAGCGACAACCTAGTCGCACTGCCATACGTCATTACGCTTGATTACGATTCCGAAAAGATTGTGTCAATCAGACGCAACTGGGAAGATGGTGATCCTGATCACAAGCGCAGAGATTGGTTCGTCAGTTATAAGTTCCTTCCTGGTCTTGGTTTTTATGGTTTCGGCCTATATCACATGATCGGCGGTCTGGGCAAAGCAGCCACTGGCGCATTGCGCGCATTGTTGGACTCAGCAGCCTTCGCAAACATGCAAGGTGGCTTTAAGCTGAAAGGCAGAGTCAGTGGCGGTGAGATCGAAGTCAATCCTGGAGAGTTTGTTGACCTTGACGCAACAGTTGACGATGTCAACAAAGCAGTCATGCCTCTCCCATTCAAAGAACCTTCAAGCACATTGTTCCAGTTGTTGGGGCTGATCACTGGCGCTGGCCAAAGGTTCGCAAGCACTGCTGACTTGAATGTCGGCGATGTCAATCCCAATGCACCTGTCGGATCAACTGTTGCGTTGATCGAACAAGGTTCAAAATCATTCTCAGCGATTCATAAACGTCTACACTATGCACAAGGACAAGAATTTAAACTGCTGGCTAAGTTGAACGCTGAGAACCTTCCAGAGTCTTTCCAGTTCGCCGTTGCGGGAGCTTCAGAGACAGTTTATGCATTAGACTTTAATCAGCGCATTGACATTATTCCCGTCAGCGACCCGAACATCTTCAGCACTGCCCAGCGGATCGCACAAGCTCAGGCAATTCTTGAGATGGCTCGTGCAGCTCCTCAGCTCCATGATCTGTATGAAGCCTACAAGCGTATGTATGAGGCGATCCGCATACCTAACATTGACGAAGTTCTGAAGAAACCAGAAGAAGCACCACGCACCAACCCAATCGACGAGAACATGAGTGTCATGTATGGCAAGCCAATCAAGGCTTTCCCAGAGCAAGATCACGAAGCACACCTCGCAGTTCACATGCAATTCATGCAAGACCCATCGCTCGCTGGCAACCCAGCAGCCAAGGCAATGCAACCAATACTGATTGCCCACATGGCCGAACACGTAGCATTGTTGTATCGTCAGCGCATGGAAGGTGCAGTCGGAATGCCATTGCCGAATCTGCCCAATGTGCGTGATCCTAAGTTTAAGTTGGACGACACAGACCCACAAATGGACATGCTTATTTCTCAGCGTGCTGCTCAGGTCGTTGCGCAAGCTCCGCAGATGGCACCGATCCGTGCACTTCAGCAGATGGGCCAACAAGGCCAAGGTCAGCAAGGCACACTTCAATACGCCAAGCAACTCGCAGAGCTCGAGGCACAAGCCTTGCAACAACGCACCCAAGCAGAGATTGCAGCCGATCAAGCCAAAGCACAATCCGACATTCAGATCGATCAAGCCAAAGCACAGCAGCAGCTTGACATTAATCAGCAAAAATCAAACGCGGAACTTCAAGCAAAGATCGCCAAGTTGGAGGCAGACTTGCAAATTGAACGCGAAAAGAATGCTGCTAAGTTACAAATGGAGATGATGAAAGATGCCAGAAACAATCGACCAAATGATATCTAGGGCATCGGCAGAAGTCCTGCCTATGGCTCCAGTGAACCCTGCAGCATTCAGCGGTCAACAAATGCCTCAAGGCATGGGTGCGCTGCCCCCATCTCCTCAAATGACTCCTCAAGGTGGCGCACCAACTCAAGATCTCGATCCGAACTCGCAAGAGTCAATGATGAGTTACCTACAAAGCAAAATTGAAGAGATGCGTGGTCGCATGGGCGGTAATGAGCAACCCATGGGCGCATTGAGTTCATTCATGGCAGGAACTGCCCAACCTGCAGCCCCAGCAGCACCCCCAGCTCAACCTATGGGCGGTGGCGCGATCAGCGACAGAGAAATGATGATGGCGCAAGGCATCCCACCGAATCTTCCGATGAGAGGTTAGCATGGCAGTAGCACCAGCCCCACGCAGTTTATTTCAGCAAGCTCTTTTTGAGGACGACAACGAATCTGGTTACTTCACAGGTTTAGGTCGTGGAGATCCTTTTGCCTTACGTCGTTTGGGTGGTGGCGCAGCACCTATTTATGGTCGCAGATGGAGTCCAGGATCAACTTTCGGGATGTATGGTGCTTTGCCGATTTACGGAACTGAAGACATTGTCCCGATTCAACCTGTCGTTCCTGGCACTGATACAGGCACTGACACAGGCGTTGTCGGCGATATTAACGGCGATGGCGTTGTCAACTCAGACGACACAGCAGCATATTACGACACGACGATTGTTGACGACACGATAATCGGCGACACAGACGGTGATGGGTTCGTTGATGTTTACGACGAAGATGCATTGCTTGATCTTTACAATGACGAGAATGTTGCGGACGTAATCACAGGCATCGGTGGCCCAGAAGGTCAAGACGTAATCATTGCAGCCTCAGACCCGAGCGATATGCTTTACGAGTCTGGCCAAGATCTGCAGGCTTTCAATCCTGACATTGATTACGAGGGTGCTTTTGTTTCAGACTTGACTAACCAATACGTCGGAACCATTGGCCCAGATTCTTTCAGCGACACAACCCAAGCAGTCGCAGAGGCACAAAACTTTCCGCTAGATCAATTTGACGATGGTGTTTATTCAGCCTCGGACTTCCCTGTTGGCAGCTCACTTGGCGGCACAGACTATGTCAGCGATTACAGCACAGACGTTTATTCGGCTGGCGACACTTTTGCGAACCCTCAAGGATCAATTGTTGACATTGGTTACGGCATAGGCGAAGTAGATCCAAAATTAGCCACAGCCGCAGATTACACGACTTCAGTTCCTGACCCAGAACCAACAACAATCCCAGAAGCGATCGTCGATACGATTGGGACTTACATTGAGTCTGGCGGCATTTTCGGGATGATTGCTAACGAGTTGTTCGGCGACGAGCCATACATTGGCCCAACAGGATTCGTCAACCCACACAGCAACGTAGGCGGCATTGAAACAACAAGCTCAGCATTACCTTCAAGTGACATTGGGCAGATTGTTTCTGCAGACTTGCCTCCCGTCACCCCTGATTACGATGCATCCTCAGAAGTTACGCCATTCACAACACCCCCAGTTTCTGATTTTGTTGCAGGGTTGGAGA